CAATTAAGAGCTGAAGTAGCTCAAAATAAAGAAAAGCTTGTTGAACAAACAAAATTGCAGGCTACTTCTATTGTAGAAAAAGCAATTGTTGACGGAAAATTGACAGCAGACGCAAAAGAGTCATGGATCGCCATGGGAGTAATTGATTTAACATCAATGTCTAAAACAATTGATGCAATTCCAACAAAAGTAAACTTGTCTTCAATGACTAATAATCCTGCAAATGGAGGAGATATTAAAACAGTTGAGGATTTCATGAAGTTATCTCATGATGAACAAGTAAAGTTCAAGGAAGAGAGTCCTGAATTGATGAAAAAACTATTCGCTTAATTATTAATATTTTAAAATAGAAAAAAAATGCCAGCAACATTTCCAGAAGTATGGTTACAAAGAGTAAGATCTCTTTTTACAACGCAAGATCAAGCTCCATGGTTAGATGGAGTAGAAGAATTTAATACAGCAGTTGTTGAATTAGGTTCGGGTACTACATCAGAGTCAAATATCATACACATTCCAGTAAGTGATTTTGATCCAGAAGTTTTAATTAATAATACAACATATCCAATCGCTTTACAAGCTTATACGGATGATGAAGTAATTATTCAATTAGATAAGTATCAAACTAAAGTGACAACATTGTCAGATGATCAAATCAATGGAGCGTCTTATAATGTTATTGATCCAGCAACTGGACGTCACGTAAAATCTATTACGAAAAACAAATATCGTAAAGCTATCCATGCTATTGCTCCTGCATCAGATTCAACAAATACACCAGTAATTGTAGCTACAGGTGCTGTTATTGGAACTAGAAATCGTTTAACTTATACAGATTTGGTAACATTGAAAGATAGATTAGATGATATCGAAACACCTGAATTAGGACGTAGAATAGTATTAAGTTCGAACCATTTCAATGATTTATTATTAGATGATAGTCCTTACAATAAATTGCTAATCAATTACCAAAATGGTGGGTTACCTCCAAACATTGCAGGCTTTGAAATATTCCAATATGTAGCAAATCCTTTATACACATCAGCTGGAGCTAAAAAAGCTTTTGGAGCTGTAGTAGCATCAGGTGATAGAAAAGGTTCTGTAGCTTTCTTAGTAGATAATATCGGTAAGAAAACAGGTACAACAAAACAATATTTTGCACCTGCTTCAGCTGATCCTGAAAATCAAACAAACAAATTGAATTACCGTCATTATTACATCGCTCTACCTGTTAGAAATATGTATTTAGGGGCAATTTATTAACCATACTTAAAATGTTTGTGTGATGAATCTAATGGAAGTCATCTATGCCACTCTAACAGCCCTCTCAGGAGGGTTTGTTGGATGGTTATTTACAAGGCGAAAAAACAACGAAGACATCAAGTCTGCTGAAATTGATAACGCTTCTAAAAATGCTCAATACTATCAAAACTTATTAGATGATATGGTTCGTCGACACAAAGAAGCTTTGGAAGAATTGGAAAAAGCAACATTAGCCATTAAAGATAAGGACAGACAAATTGACGAATTAATGGATAGCATTCATTTGCTAACTGAAGAATTGAAAAAGTATAAACAATTAAACGGAAAGTCATGACGCCATTAGCAGAAGAAGCCTTAAAGATTGCTACAACCCAAATAGGGGTTCAAGAAGTTCCTAAAGGTTCAAATGCAGGACCACAAGTAGAGAAGTACTTAAAAAGTGTAGGTCTAGGCAAAGGATATGCATGGTGTATGGCTTTCGTTTTTTATTGTTCGTTAGAAGCATCTAAGAAAAAAGGAACAATTCTTTCGCTTAAAAAAACGGCTGGTGTTATGGATCAATGGAATTCAAAACCAACGCTTCGTAAATCTATACCTGAAGCAGGGGACGTTTTTATAATGGATTTTGGTAAAGGTGTCGGTCATACTGGTTTGGTTGAAAAAGTACTTTCTAGTACAACTATTCAAACGATCGAAGGCAATACAAATACTGATGGTTCAAGAGAAGGTTACGCAGTATGCAGACGAACACGAAGTATTTCATCCTGCAAAGGATTTTTAAGAATTTAAAAACTAATTAAACCATGTTTAAATACATATTATTTCTGACGCTCTCAATCTTGTTGTTTACAACATCGTGTAAGAGTTCAAAGGATTCACAAAATCAAAACATAGCAGTAAGCTCGCATGTTATTAAAGAAACGGTACATGATACTGTTTATGTTGTAGAAGCTGATACAAGCAAATACACAGCAACGCTAAAAGTTGATTCAGCAGGAAAAATCAATATAAGTAATGTATCATCTATTCAAAATGGTAAATACTTAAAAGCTCCTGTTGTAAAAATTAAAAATAACCGACTCGAAGTAGATTGTTATGCGGAAGCCCAATCACTCTATAAGCAGTGGGTAGAACAGCACAAATTTGATACTGTTGTTGAAACAAAAATTGTCATTAAAAAAGTTGAACGAGAACTTACATTTTTTCAAACTCTTCAAATTTGGATTGGCAGAATAGCCTTAATTATAGTCATAATTGGATTGACAGGGCAACTTATAAAAAGATATTTCAAACCTTTTAAACTTAATTAAAATGGAAGCTATTTTTAAAACAAACCCAAACCTAAAAGAGGTTTTTAAAACTTCTGATGGAGAAGCGTTTTATCAAGAATCTAATGCGCATAATCATGCTAAAAGTCTTGAAGATAAAACAGTAGAAACAATCAAGAGAGAAGTTGTAAAAGTTATTCAAATTGAAAAAGATTTAGATAATGAAGAAATCATTTATCCTGAAAATTTGGAATTAAATGAATCTTCTGAAGATGCAAATGCTGAGACTAAACTTGAAGTAGAAAAAGCAAATGAAGATACTAATATTGATTCAACTGAAGAAGTAAAAGAATCTGTAAAAGAGGTTAAAACTGATTCTAAGGTTGAAAAAGTAATTCAACTCAAACCTAAAACTACACCTTCTAAAACTGAGAAATAATGTTACCAGGAATAGATATAGAATTTCAAAACGGAAACCTAGGAACTGTTGTTCCTAGTGCCGATAAAGTATTAGGTTTAGTTGCAAATGCTGTAGCAGTTGGTGCAACATTCGCTCTTGATACTCCTTATATTTTAAAAGGAATGACATCAGTTGCAACACTTGGTATTATTGATTCAGTAGATAACCATATTTTATATAAAACTTTAAAAGAGTTTTATGACGAAGCTGGGGAAGGAACAGAACTTTGGTTGATGGGTATTGGAAGAGATGTTAAAATGAGCGAAGCATTTATACCTGTAGGTGGCGTTGCTCCAGTACATACATTGTTAAATACTGCGAACGCAAGAATTAGAGGTATAATTACCGCATTTAATCCTGATAATACCTATGTGTCTACTATTGAAAATGGTTTAGATTCAGACGTATTGGATACTGTAGTAGCGGCTCAATTGTTAGCAGAAAACTATACGACAAGCAAATACGCTCCATTTTTTGTAATTATTGAAGGGTATAATTTTAATGGAGTAAATACAGCATTGTCCGATCTATTGTTGAGAGAAGATAATCGTGTAGGTGTTTTATTGGGAGATACAGAAACACGTTCAGGTTCCACAGCAAGTAAAAGTTGTGCAATTGGTGTAATTGGAGGTCGAATTGCTTCAAATCAAGTTCAAGTTAACATTGGACGTGTAAAAGATGGAGCTTTGATTCCTTCAGATATTTACATTGTTGACACGAAAGTTGAATTATTTGATATTGAATCTTTGCATGATAAAGGGTATATCACATTCAGGACTCTACAAGGTAAATCAGGTTATTTCTTTACAGATGATCCATTAGCTACAGCTATTTCAGATGATTATCACTATTTAGCACGCAGACGTGTTATTGATAAGGCATATCGAATTGCTTATACAGTGTCATTGAATTATTTATTAGATGATGTAATTGCTAGTAATGATGGAACTATTTCTCCATTCTATGCAAAAGAAATTGAAGGTCATATTGAAAGAGAAATCTATAATCAAATGACAGTTAATGGAGAATTATCATCTGATCAAACAAATAAAGATGATAAAGGTTGTAAAGTAGTCGTTGATTTAACCAACAATTATATAGCAACATCAACTTTGAAAATGATATTATCTATTAAGCCTGTTGGATATAATAGATGGTTTGATATTCAATTAGGATTTAGTACAAACGGATAAATTATTGTAAAATGGCATTTAACTCAAGAGAATACGAATGGGGAGATTTGACTTTAATTTTAGGAGGTAAGGATATTATCGGATTTCGAGGTATCAAATACGCTCCAAAATTAGAAAAAGAAGTTCTACACGCTAAAGGCAGAAATCCACATTCAATTCAATCAGGAAATTTTACTTATGAAGGAGAAATTACAATTCTTCAAAGTGAATTACAAGCATTAATTGATGCAGGTAACGGAAGTATTTTAGGTTTATCATTAGATGCAAATGTATCTTATGGAAATGAACCACCATTAAGAACTGACCGTGTAGAAGGCTTACAGTTTACTGAAGAGCCAAGAGAATTAAAACAAGGTGATAAATTCATGGAAATTACACTTCCTTTCATCGCTTTAAATATTAAAAATAAAGTTTAAAAAATAGATTATGTCTACTAAATTATCATACGAACAAATTGAAAATCTTTTTAATTCAGGAATCATTGACGAAGAGAAAAAGGACTTATTAATGAATGAATTGATTGATTCTGAAAATGAGCCTGAAATGGATGATGATTCTGATTTTGAATTTAAGGCAGTTGAAGGATTATATCCTGAGCATTCTGAAGCTGAAATTTTAGAATTGAAAGCTAAACATGGATCAATAAATGTTTTATTTTTTGAAACAGGACATAAGGCTTATGTCCGAAATCCTGAAAGAAGAGATTTATCAAGTTGTACTCAATTTGCAACTGGATCAAAAGGAAAAGTAGATCAATTAAAATTCAATGAATTATTATTGAAATCTATATGGATTTGTGGCGATGAATGTATTAAAACAGATTCAAAATTATTGCTATCAGCTTCAGCTAAAGTTCAGGAATTAATCGAAATCGTAAAGGTTAAGATAAAAAAGTACTAGAAGCATCTGTTATTGATGAAAACGATACTATTAGAGTGAGTAATTCGCTTTTAAGATATTATTATCATATAAACAATCCAGATGCTTTGAGTGACATAGAATGGGCTATGCGAGTTCGTGAATTAGAATGGATTCGTGAAAAAGAAGCTGAACAAAACAAATAAATCAAAATGAGGGTTATCAGAGTATAACCCTCATTAATTCAAGGTCTAAAAATGGCGAATACTCTACAATATATATTAAGTTTAAATGATCAAATGAGCTCCAAATTGTCAAAAATTGGAATATCATCTGACAATGCACTTAATAAATTCGCCAAACTTCAACAACAATCTAGCAGAACATCACAACTCATGAAAGATATGGGTGGTTCTGTTGGTGCTTTACGTGAAAAACTTTCTTTATTAAAAAATGAACGTGATTGGATTCCTGAAAAAAACATTCAAGATGTACGTAGATATAATAGAGAAATTCAAAACCTTGAAACTCATATTGAAAAATTAGAAAATACTGGAAGTAAAACAAAAGGTTGGATGAGTGATGCGTTTTCACAAATACCTTTTGCAGGTTTACTTACAAATCCTTTAGTAATAGCGGGTGCAATTGGTGGAAAAGCAATTTCACTTGGGATTGAAGATGAAATGCAAAAAACATCTTTTACGGTATTATTAGGTGGAGAAAAAGCTGCAAAGCAATTAGTCGATGATATTGCAAAATATGCAGATAAAACGCCATTTGAAAAAATGGGTTTAGGTGATGCGGCTAAGACAATGTTAGGTTTTGGAATTGCTCAAGAAAAAGTAATGCCTGATTTAAAAATGTTAGGAGATGTTGCCATGGGCGATGCAAATAAACTTCAATCATTAGCACTTGCGTTTTCTCAAATAAGTTCTGCAGGTAAAATGCAAGGACAAGACCTACTACAACTTATCAATGCTGGATTTAATCCATTACAAGAAATTAGTAAGAATACAGGGGTAAGTATGGCTAATTTGAAAAAGGAAATGGAAAAAGGAAACATTTCTTTTAAAATGGTAGAACAGGCTTTTTCTTCAGCAACTGGTGCAGGTGGAAAATTTCATGGAATGGCTGATAAAATGAGTGAAACTGTAGGTGGGAAATGGTCATCTGCTATTGATTCAATTAATAGAGTTTTTTTAAAACTATATAATATCATTTCTCCAATCTTGATACCTGCAATAAATCTTTTAGTTTTTCTTGTAGAAGGTATTGTAAATGTGTTTTCGTATCTATATAATCAAATCGCTGTAGGTAATCCTATTTTTTTAGGGTTAGCAATTACACTTGGTATAATAGGCTCTGCTTTAGCAATAGTGAAAATTGGTATGATTGCCCAAAATACCATGTTTATGATTGGTATGGGTATTACAAATATTTTTACGGCTTCTTGGTGGAGGTTGAACATGGCAATGTTTGCTAATCCTATTGTTTGGATTGTAGCAGGAATTATAGCATTAATTGCCGTTATCGGTTATGTCATTTATAAAACAGATGGATGGGGTAAAATGTGGAGTTATACCATGAAGGCGATGAGCTCTTATTGGGATTTTCTAATAGGAGGTTTGAAATTGGGTTGGATGGCATTCACAAAATCTTTTATGTGGGGAATTGATTTAATTCGTAAAGCATGGTATAAATTAAAAGGTTTATGGGATAAAGATGGAGCTCAAAAGGGTTTAGACCAAATCAACAAACAAGCTCAAGCTAGAGAAAAAGCATTCCAAAAACAAAAAGAATTTGTCGGAAAATCAGCAACAAATACTGCTAAGTACACAATATTAGCCGCTTCATCTTTAAAATGGAATGATAAGAAAACTTTAGGAGGTCTAGCAACTTCTATGAAAGATAAATTAGGTTTAAATTCTAAATCTAAAATTGGTAAAGTTTCTGAAGTACCAGGAACGGCAGGAATTGGCAAACTAGGTAAAAATGGAGCTTTAGGTGATGGTTTAAAAAAGAATAATGAAAGTATTGTTACTGGTGGCACTAAAAGTACTGTCATTACTATTAATGTAAAGAATCTAGTTGAAAACTTGTCAGTTGCAAAAGACAATCTAAAGGATAGTACACAAGAAATTGAAAAACATGTTATGGATGCTCTTTTAAGAGTATTAGCAATGGCTCAAACTGTAGGATAATGTTGTCAAATAACGAAATATTATACGCTTCTATTCTCGGCTCAAAAGTAGTCGAGCAAATACCACGTTTTGCTTTAGTTGAAAATGAGCTATCAAAACACGTTGTTCCTTCAATTCCTTTTTTACCTTTTAAGAATAAAATAACG